TCCGTCTATAATATGGTTGATACATGAAAGAGTAACACCATAAATATTAGCAATTTCTGTTTGAGTAAACAACTCTGTTCGCCACATATAGATTATCATTCGGACATCTGATTCAGATAATTTAAGATTTCCTCCGTTACGTCCCCTATGTTTGACAGTGTCTTGCATATTATCTTTGTGTGTTCCCCATTTGAGATTAGATAGTTTGTTGTTCTGATTATTGTCATCTAAATGCCTACATTCCATGCCTTCTGGACAAGATCCAACAAAAGTCTGTAGAAGCAGACGATGAATAGAACGATGATAGTGTTTACCTTTGTGAGACAGAGAAACAAGTAAATACCCGTCTCGATGCCTATGTGTTTTTAGCCATTTATTAGTATAACTTGACCAAACTTTTCCGCTTTTAGTAATACTATAATTTGAAAACTCTGATATTATATACCGCTTTTCTTTCATTGCTTTTCCTTAGTTAAAAATTTACAAGCAGCCCCGCCTTGTGTGGCGAGGCCACTTGTACGAGCAAAAGAGATGTATGTCTATAGTATATCAAATCTCATGTCAATCTCTTACAACTACAGTTCCAATTCTGCAATGATAAGTTCGGCCACTTCAGCATACGTCTCATAGTCATCCTGATTGATGTCTAAGTCATAGTCATCAATAATCGCCTGAAGTTCTTCCTCATCATCTGCCACGCCCATTGCAACTACAACATCTGCTGTCAAATCGTCATCTCCAGCATCTTCGGCCTTATCAACCTCTTCCGGTTGCTCTACCGCATCACCTTCAAGCAAACCAATGAAATCCACATTAGTAAACTCCTGTTTGGTTCGCACTCTGAAAGCAATCGGCAAGCCCTCGGTCTGTCCGGCAGCATCTGCAATGTCATCGGGGTCGTCGGGAGGGTCAATACCAAGAACGGCCAAGTCACCCTGGAACCAGCACAGATTGTCTTCTGTCACCAGTCCAGCAATCTTGGTCTGCTTGCGACCTTCAAACCCCTCCGATGTGGCCTCTATCGTCCACACGCACTGGAGACGCTGTGCTTCGGATTTTGACAGACCGACGACGGCGGTTTTAATCACACCTTCGTACTCACCATCGGGCAGCCCGCCACCTGTTCGTGGAGTAGCGCTCTTCCACTTCTTTTTCAATGCTCTCAACTTGTTGGCAACTGAATCTTTAGACATATACTTATCCTTTCATAAATAAAACAATATTGCTTATTATGCACTTAACAATTTTTTGGTTATTGTCTCACCTCCTTTCTGTGTCCATAAATGCTTCCAGCACTTCTTGTTCACAATGTCACTTACATGGGATTGGTCTATATTATATACTTTAGCTATTTCTCCTTGTTTGAATAAACCTGTATTCCACATATAAATTATCATGCGAACTTGTTTTTCAGTTAGTTTAGCGTGTCCTTGTCTTTCGCCTTTACAATCAGGAATAAAATGTGTTCCGTGCCTTACTGAATCCATTATGTTCTCGCTTCTTGTTCCCCAACGAAGATTGTCAAGATTGTTGTTCTTTTTATTGCCGTCTAAATGGCGGCATTCCATTCCTTCTGGGCATGGACCCACAAATGTTTCAAGAATCCAGCGATGAATTGGTTTATGTTTTCTCTTGTCATTTGTGCATAATCCAACAGCCAAATACCCATCCGATTTTGTGTATGGCTTTAACCATTTTCCATATTTACTTCTGCCGCCTCGTTTTGGTTTAGACCAAATACGGCCATCTTCTGTAACACAATAGCGTTCAAACCCTGGTATATCTTTCATACCAACCTCATACATACCGATTCTGCGAGCAAGAAGGGGTCTACAAGCCATGAACGTCTTGTCAGGCACCATCCGCCCTACCCTCTTTTTCTGGCCATCTTCCTGTGTGTCTTAGGCAGTTTTTTATGAGACTTTATTTTCGTCCCGAAACACCCCAAAAGGTTATCAACGGCCTCCCGCTCTGTTGCAAATCTCATCATTCCCTCTGGATATTTCTTCAATATAACACCCAAGTTATCCTTAGCCTCCTCGCTTTCACTACTCAAACAACTCAAGCATCTAATCGGACGGCTCTTTTTCTTCCTTGTGACATCATTCACCACTCTCATGTGCAGCACCATCGAACATGCGTCACCTACTGAATTGTAGATTGAATTGCTCAAATCCATGCTGGCCTTATTGACCTCCGTGTTATTCTCTGTTCTCTTTCTCTCCCGTTCGTGTGACAGTATCAAAACACCTGGGCCGAATGATGCCAATCGCAATATCTGATATTCTAATTCAAACCGCAACTCCTGCCATGCTTCGGCGAACCAACCATCACCGCCTACTTTACGTGTAGCTTCGCGTAAATCCGCTATTCCCATGTCGTGACAGATTGTGCTAATACCAAGCGGGGCTAAAGCGTCAATAGTATCAATCACCCACATTTTGACCGTCTTAACCAAATCGGGTGATTGCTCCATTTTGTCAACAAACGCACGAAAGGTCGGCCATGTCGGTATCATTGTTTTTCGGATGTTCCAACTATGGTTGATTCTTTCGCACTGAATGAAATATGCACCGGATTGAGATAGGTGGTATTTCTTTTGTAAAGCAAATCCCATTTCCTCGGCAAACTTTGATTTGCCAATACCAGGCATACCGAATACGGCTGAGATGGACTCTTCAAAACAAGTTGTTGCGGCAGATGCTTCCGTCTCGAACTCAACGTCATGGATAGTTTGCTGTTTGGCGATGCGCTTTAAGCGTGATGCGAACTTGCTTGACTTTGATGGTGTTTTACCTACTGTTCCTCTAATTATTTTTTTCATTCTTTTGCTCCTTTCAATAAAGGACATAATTTCTCTTGGCAATTACCTCCTGCATTTCCGGTGTTTGCATTTCTTGTTCGATATACCAATTAATCATTTTATTGTATGATGCTAAATCTTTATCGTTCAAGTTCTTCCTCTTCCAAATCGTACAACATTGTCCGTTGCTTGTAAAACCTCAAATATACTCTCCAATTATCGGGGTGCAGACACAACGGCAGAAATTCACAACCCGAATAATCACTACACTTTGTTTCCATCTCCGGCCAATAGTTAGGATCAAGTAACTCCTCTTTGCTCAACCCGTCGTAAATCCCTTTAAGTATTTCGGCCATACGCTCAATACTATTACCAACCGAATCGACAAACTGTTTTACAAGTGACAGTTGTAACCAAACGTAATACATCTCAGGCCGGTCGATACAATCCTGGGCAATCTCTTCGACAAACTCATCCGGTGTTTGGTTTTTCTTCAACCGTTTTTGAGGTTTCTTAAAAATACAATAAGTGCATTGGCCGTAGTGTTTTCTCTTACTACTTCTACTTCCCCAACAGTAGCTATTGATTTGCTTATCGAGTTTCAACGAATCCAGGTATCCTTGATTGACTTTAGTGGCCGTCTTAATCTCGTACAAACTGGGTTTATCTTCATACACACCTTCGCCGTCCTCTGTGCCGCAATAAACAACACCACATCTAAGTTTAGTATTAACAGGCACTTGCGACTTGATAAGTGTCATTCCGTGTTGTGCGGCTTGAACTTTCGCCTGTTCTAATATGACTTCGATGAGACGGTATTGCAGGCCGAGTTCATCGGTTAATTTACTTACATCATATCCCTTAATACTATTATTATGTTCTTTCCTCATTACTTGGCGCCAGTTTTTCTTGCCCAATAAAATAGCCTCAAACCCCGCACCCAGAACGGAACCGTACCAAAAATTCGTATTTAAGTTTCTACTTTGGAGGTTAAGGACACGACGCCAGAAGTACCTGCGAGGACAGGAGAAGTCGGCCATTTTATGTACTGATACACATAATAATTTTGTGCTTGGGATTATACTGTTTGATTTTTTCATTTTGATTCTCACTACAAATTTTACATCATTGGATCGCCAATATGAGTATTAAAGGGGGTATAATAATCAGAGTTTGACCATACCTTTTCTTCTGCTTTTTTGTCTAATTCTTCTCTCTCCTCTTTTGGCAAAGAAAGGTAATAATCAAAAATTTGCTGTATTGTATCATTTGGCTTTTTCATTCTTCTGGGCTCCAATACACACATACATCATCCCAACCAACACCAGCCTCATCATTTGAAATAGGATAAATACCTCTTCGATGACATTCTCCTAAATCATTAGGCTCAAACTTATCATAGTCATAAATCTCATGGTATGACACAAAATGTTTACAAGTTTTACAGCTTTTCATGTTTTTTCATAGCCTTCAAACAAGTTTTACATGTAACCTTATTACGAAACACTGTGCCGTTTATCACAGCCACTCTTCCACAGGCAGAATAAAAGTCATACATATAGGTGTTTTCTATTCTACCATCTTCGTCGCAGAATGATGGCCCTGAAACGCGGTGTTTTCTTATCCAGTGTACTTTCATTTTTCTGCCTTCTTCTTAGGCCATACTAACATGATAATTTCATTACATCTCCAACATCTCATTCTGTCAATATAGTCTTGAAGGCCTATACACTTTGTGTGGCAATGAGGACATTGGACATAATTTATAGTCTCTATAGTTTTGCTGTGTACTAATACATTTGCACGTTTAGGACGTTTCATTCTTTCCACCATAATTCAATATTTTCAACCACCTGTTCCAAACTGGCTACTTGTTCTTCAAGCATTTCAGCGTCATAAGGATATTTATGTCCTAAATGTTCAAGTATGTTTTTCGCACTCTCAATTCGTTTTATTGCTTCACTTTTCATCGCTGCTTCCTAATTTTTGTCAAATACTTTTCTTTGTCAGTTTAACATAAGGCAACATAGCCAGAAAGTTATTTTCCAGTTCAATCACATCCCTAAAGTTGTGATCCAATACTTCCATAATATCTTTTTTATTACCTCTAACCGCACCTCTCCAAGCAGCGCTGTTGATACGAGATTTCAGAGATGTTTTTGATAATGCTTCTGCAATAATATCCTGTCGCCTTGATGATAGTGACATTTTACGTTTGGATATA